CCGAGATACGGTCGACGGCGGCGAGTATCTCCGGCGTGTGCTTCTCGACGAACTCGGAAAGATGATTCAGCAGCGGCGTGAAGTTCTTCGCCAGTGTCGCGCTGATCTGCTGTCCGAGATGATCGAAGTCGGTCGCGATCCGGCCCTGTGCTTCGGAGAACGCCTGAAGCTGACTCTTCTGCTGGTCGCTTAGTTCCGTATATTTCGCCGCGTCGGTCATCCATTGGCCGAATGATTGATGCGAGCGGCGGAACGTCTCGACGAGGTTCCCGTTCGTGTCGCCAAGCAGCGCGGCGGAGGCGGCGGCGCGACTGGCGGGGTTCGCGATCGCGGCGATCTTCTGTTCGACCTCCGGCATGAGGTCGGCCATCGTGCGGAGATTGCCGTTCGCGTCCTTGACGTTGATCCCGAGGCGATTGAGCCAGCCGATCTGATCGCTCGACGCTTGTCCGCGAACGAAGTCGGTTTGTGTCTTGTAAAGCGCCTTCAGCGCCTCATCCATGTCGGAGGTCTTCCCCCCGGCGAGGCGCGTCGCGTCCTCGAATTGCTGCAACTGTTGCGTCGTCATGCCGAGGTTATCGGCGGTCGCGGTTAGTTGCTGCGACCAGTTGGCGTAGCTTCCGACGAGTTTCGCCATCCCGGCGAGAGTCGCGGCCCCGGTGATCGTGCCGATGACGGGAATCATCTCGGTCAGGGTCCGCAGGACGCCCATCGCGGCGCGTCCGATCGAGGCGAACCCCTTGGCGATCGTGTTCAGTCCCGAGACGTCGACGAACTTCGAGACTTGCTTCGAGAGACGATCCATCGGCGCGCGCATCGCCGTGATCCGGCGATTGATCGCGTCGATCTGCTTTGTCGCATTATCAACGACGGAATAGGTAACGGAGTAACCGGCCATTTAGGCTTCTCTAGCCGCGCGCTCGCGGTCGGCGATGCGGGTCGCTTGCTCCGTCCACCATAGAAGTTGCGTTCCTGTCAGGTTCCAGGCGTCCTTCGGTCCCCATCCCCAGAAGCGGGTCAGGTCGGCAACGAGGTCTCGCCAGTTTCCGGGGTATCGGGTTCTAATTTGGCGCGCAAAAAATTCCACGCGGCCCTTAGCTGAGTGTTGGTCAGTTCTCCGACGACTTCGTCCGGCACCCGCGCGACTTGCGCGATCAGGGCCATCTGATAGCGGCGGAAGTGATAGGGCGTCGGGGTTTGCGTGTTCAGTTCGCGCTCCGCGCGCTCGATCTGCTTTGCCTTCGGTTCTTCGAGGTGAAGCGTGGTGAAACGTTTCTTATTGCTCGTGATGTCGATGTCGAGGTCGAGGAACGGCGGGTCCTCGACCTTGTCGTCGTCCTTGTCCGGATCGGCGGCGTCGAACTGGTCTATCAGCGCGTCCATTATGCGAACGTCTCCGAGATGTCCGTTCCGTCGAACCTCACCTGAAAGGTTCCTTCGGCGGCGCGAACTTCGAGCGCGGAGACGCACCACATATTCGATCCGCCGACGACTTTGCCGTTCGCGAGCGTGACGAGGACCTCGACGCATCGCATCTCGTTGAAACTCTCGACGGAGAGGTCTCCGGCGTCGCGGAGCGTCGCTTCGATGAAGCCCTGAAGCGGCACCTCCGAGAAGCCGTGGATACTGTCCAGACCGGCGAGGGTCTCGCGTCGCCATCTGACGGGCGACCACGTTACGTCAGAGACCACCATCATAGCGTCTCCGTCGATCGTCAGGCCGGTTATTCCGGCCAGCCGTTCACACTGCGGCATCTAACCCTCCGTTTATGACTTCCGGAACTGAAGCAGGATCGCGATCTGTCGGAGTTGATTGACGAGATCGACGGGCGCGAGGATTTTTACCAGCCCGTTGCCTGCGTTCTCGACGACGACGTTCTGCGCGAAGATCGTCGAGTTCTGCACGTAGCCCTGCGCTTCGAGTGCGCGATAGTCGACGATAACGCTCGCCTTGATCAGCGGGGCGGAGACGCAGTTCGAGCCGTAGAGGATCGGCGTCGTGTCGGACACGAGCTTCTTCCGCGCGTAGCGGGTCAGCAGGTAGTCCGACATTTGGCGCGCGACGAACATCAGCCCATACATGGTCTCGACGTCGAGATAGGAATTGTCCGGCGCGCCCGCTGCGTTCTTCTGATACGTCGTCGCCATGCGCTCCATGATGACGGTCCCGTCGTCGCCGACGCGGAAGGTCGAGAGACCGGAATAAAGCAGCGTATTCCGCTCCCCCAAGGTCCAGCGCGAGGCGATCGGCGGAGCTTGCAGCGTCGTGTTGATGTATTGAAGCGGCAACCCCGGATCGACGCGGAGCGACGCGGCGGACGCGGCTCCCATCTCGGTTGCCCAAATCCAGGGCGGATCGGGACTGTCGTTGTAAGCGGCGATGGACATATGCTGATCGTTGCGCGCTTCTCCGAAGGTCGCGCACTCGCCCAGCGTGCCGCGATAGGCGGCGAACGCTCCGCCGTAGATCATCTGTTCCCACGACCAGCGCCCGACGTCGTCGGCGAGGAAGTTCTTCAGCGCGTCGAGCGACCCGGTGTCCGTGTAGGGCGTAATAATGAAGTCGAAGGACTGATCCGAGAGGTTCGCGAGCGCGGCGTCGATCCCGGCGGTTCCGGTCCCGCCCGCCATCGGGACGATCGTCAGCGTCACGCCCGGAACGTCATACTCGCCGCCCGCTGATCCGAGATAGTTCGTCCGGATGTCGATCGAATTGAACGCGTCGCCCTTGCCGATCGACGTCAGGGTGACGACGCCCGTCGCGGCGGCGGCTGTCACTTCGATGTTCTGCGTCTCCGCTATCGCGGCAGCGATCGAGGTCGCGATCAGGCTCGCGCTATCTCCGGACGTCACGCCGGCCTGAACGCGAACGCCGCCGACGTAGACGGCCAGCGTCCCGGACGCGGTCGCGGGTCCGGCGACGGTGATCGTCCCGGTCGCGGCGACGGCGGCGGAGTCGTCCTCGATCGGGAGGATGTAGAGCGGACCGAACGGATCGCGGTCGAGGTAGCGGCTGCCCATATTGTTGAGCATCGAGCCGGCACCGCAGAGGGTCGCGAGTTGCGCCTTGCTTTCGACGAGGACCGGCTCGTTGCTGATCGCGGTCCCTTCGATGGTGATCTGTCCGATCAGCAGCGTGTTCTGAAGCACCGTCGCGGTGTTCGCCTGCGACGGGTCCATCTCGACGAAGACACCGGGAACCCGGTTCGACGTCGGGTAATAGGTGAAATTGATCGCCATCGTCTTACGCCTCCTGCGCCGGTTCGTGCGTGCGGTGTTCGGTGCGCGGCGCTTCGACGATCACGTCGCCGTCGCGGAGGCGGCGCACCCAGAACAGGTCTCCGTCCTTCACTTCGCGCCCCTCGTCGGGCAGCTTCGCTTTCGAGATCGGATCGCGCACCGTGCGACCGGGCGCAGGCTTTACCCACATGATCATTCCTCCGTTGAAGGTTCAGGCCACGGCCCGTCAGTCGGCGGGATCGGTTTGTCGCCCGTGTCGAGGATGACGACGGCGGCGGGATCGGTTCCGGGCACGCCGATCGCTCCCGGCGCGTTGAACAAGTCTACCTCGACGCTTTCGAGTGGGATCGACTGCGGTTGCACACCATCGAGGTCGGTGATCTGCCAGTCGGCGGCGAACTCCCACTGCCACCAAAAGCGCGCGCGATCGAGGTCGAGTTGATGGGCACCGATCGCGTAAATTCCGGTCGCCATGCGGCATGTCGGGATGAACAGGTTCAGCACCGAGGCGTTGATCTGAGCCTCGATCATTTCGAGCAACATCGCGGGTTCCTGGCCCCGACGATCGCGTTGCGCGTCAAGCTCGACGGCGACGCCGATGTGTTTATGGACGATCTGCCAGAGCGATCCGCCCATGCCACGGTTCGACTCCGCGTCGAAGCCGAGCGGGAGAACGTAGGCGGCGGGGAGCGCCAGCGAGGTCGAGTAATCGCGTAAGCCGCGCTGATATTCCGCCGCTCCGGCGACGCGTCCTCCGAAGTAGGGCGCATTCTGGCGAAGCGAGGCGATGCAAACACCGATAACGGACGCGAGCGGCGTGATCGCGTTCACTTCGTTTGC